GGGAGTATCTGCAGTAGCATTAGCAGATAGTGGAGATTTAAATACAGCATTTGGAACACAAGTTGTTGCAACAGCAAAAGCACACAGTGGAACATCTAATGATTTAGATGTTGCAGCCGAAAGCGGAGCAGTAACAATAGCAGGTTCTCCTAGTGCAAATGAATATTGTTTTTTTCAAGTATCAAGAGACGTATCGGCAGATGATTTAAATGCTGATGCAAGATTACTTGGAATTAAATTATTCTTTACTACGAATGCTGCTAACGACGCATAAGGAGTAAAATATGAGAGATCATAAAATACAAATTCTTCAAAACCTTGAAGGTAAAAATTCAAAAAAAAATAAATCAAAAGGTAAATCTTTTGGTTATCAAATTTTAGGATTTGGTTCTGGTGGAGGAGCTTCTGCTTACGATATAGCTTTTTTAATTGTCGCTGGAGGTGGCGGTGGTGGTTCTACTAGAAATTCAGGAGGAGGAGCTGGCGCCGGAGGCGGAGGCGGCGGCGGAGCTATGACTAAAACATCAGCTCAAACAGTAAATGCAGGAAATGCAATTACAGTTACAGTAGGAGATGGTGCACCAGGAAGACCTACCCCTTTTGTTGTAGAAAAAGTTTTAGGTGGAACTTCATCTCTTGCATCTGCTGACTTTACCACAGTATCAATGACAGGTGGTGGATCAGCAGGTTCTCACAATGAAAGCGGTGCCCCAAGTAGTGATGCTTTAGATGGTGGAGGATCTGCAGGAGGAGCCGGATCTGGAGGTGCAGGCTCTACAGGTGGAGATGCCGGATCTGATGGTGGAAATGATGGAGGAAATTCAGTATCTACTTCATACGCAACTGGAGGTGGTGGTGGAGAAGGTGCCGTTGGAGCAAATGGTTCACCGTCTCCTTCTAGTGCACAATGTGGAGCTGGTGGAAATGGTTCAGCAGATTCAATAACAGGTTCAAGTGTAACATACGCTGGAGGTGGCGGTGGAGGTAGAAATTCCGCACCATTTAGAAGTATGGTAGCAGGCGCTGGAGGTTCAGGCGGCGGAGGCGACGGTCAAAATGGTTCTGGATCTGGGGGAGTAGGAGGAGCAGGAACAGCTAATACTGGAGGTGGCGGCGGAGGAGCCGGAACAGATTCTAATAATCCAACAAGTCACGTTGGAGGAGCTGGTGGAAAAGGTGTTGTTATTTTAAGTGTGCCAACTGCAAACTATTCTAGTACAGTAACAGGTTCACCTACAGTCACAACGTCAGGTGCAAATACAATTTTAACGTTCACATCTTCAGGGAGTTACACAGCATAATGGCTTGTTTTGCAAAAATAAATGATAGTAATGTTGTAACACAAGTTGAGTCTGTACATGATTCTGTTTTATTAGATGAAAATAATGTTGAACAAGAGTCTAAAGGAATTGAATTTTTAAGAAATTTATACAAAGAACCTAATGCAAATTGGAAACAAGGATCTTATAGAACTTACAATGGAGAGCATTATACTTTAGATGAAAATAATTTTATGACTTTAAGTGCAGATCAAAGTAAAGCTTTTAGATTACATCATCCTGGAATAGGTTATACTTGGGATGAAGCTTTACAAGGATTTTTACCACCAAAACCTTATCCTTCATGGACATTATACACAGGACCAAAAACGGCAGCTAAACTTCGTTATGAGTGGGAGCCCCCTATAGCACAACCTACAATACACTATTCAGATGATCACATACCTTACTATGTAAATTGGGATGAAGAAAATCAAAAATGGACTGCTCACCTTGGACAAAATACTAGTGTTTTGTATGATTGGAACGCAAACACTTCTAGTTGGGACGCTCAATAAATTTGAATTTTACATACTATGTGATATAGTATAATTAAATTTATGAAAGAAATACAAGCAAATATATCTGGAATTTTTCCTATTCCTATTTATATAACTAATTTAGGTAGAAAATTTACAAAACAAGAAATTAATTTTTTTATAAAAACGGCTAGACCTAATGAAGGTAATACAACTAGTATAGATAGTTATGTTTTAGATAAGAAACCTTTTTCTAAATTAAAAAAATATATATTAAAAAATTTAGATAATTATTTTAAAAAAATAATTGATCCTTTAGAAAATATAAAACCTTATATAACTCAATCATGGATTAATTATACAAAACCTAATCAGTATCATCACCAACATAGACATTCTAATAGTCTTGTTTCTGGAGTATTATATTTAGACGTAGATGTTAACTATGACAAAATTTTCTTTGTAAATGATACACATGATTCAATTTTAATACAGTCCAAAAATTTTAATGTATTTAATTCTAAAAATTGGTTTTTCCCTGTAAAAACTGGAGAACTTATATTATTTCCATCAGATACTAAACATTATGTAGAAAATAAAAAAGGAGAAAACACTAGAATTAGCTTGTCTTTTAATACTTTTGTTAAAGGTAAACTTGGTAAGGAAAATGATTTAACAAAATTAATATTAAAATGAAAAAAATATATTTTATTTCAGGTTTTCCAAGAGCAGGTAATACTGTTTTATCTTCAATATTAAATCAGAATAAAAAAATAAAAACTACAGCTCATTCAATTTTACCAGATGTTGTTTATAAATTACACAGATTAAAAGAATTAAATATTTATAAAAATTTTCCTGATCAAAATTCTTTTGATAATTTAATAGAAAATACTTTTACAAGTTATTACAAAGATTGGGATTGTGAATATATTATAGAAAGAGGAGATTGGATTACTCCTTATAATTTAAAATTATTAAAAAAATATTTTAAAAATAATGAAATTAAAATTGTTATTTTAGTTAGAGACATATTAGATATTATTGGATCTTATTTAAACTTATCAACTAGAAATCCTTTATTTTATATTAACAGAATGTATGAACAAAAAGATAAACAAGAATTAATTTTTGAAAGCATTGAAGAAAAAGCAGATATAATAATGGAAAAAAATAGTTATGTTCACACTGTTTTATATTCAATTAAACACTTGTTAAAAAGTGATTTTAAAAATTATATATTTGTAGAATACAATGATTTAATAGCTGACCCTAAAAAAACATTAGATAGAATATATAACTTTTATGATATTAAAAATTACAATCATGATTTTAATAACATTAAACAATTTGAAGTAAATGGTGTAAAATATAATGACGATTTTGTTGGTGCAAATATGCATACTTTAACAGAGGGTAAAATAAAAAGAAATTTGTACCAAGTTAAAGTTCCTAAAAGAGTAGTTAGTAAATATAGTAATTTAGAATTTTGGAAAAATGGATAAAAATTTACCAAGATACGTTATTAAATTTGAAAAGTTTTTAGATGAAAAATTTTGTAATGATACAATTAAACAGTTTAAAAAGATTACTTGGAAAGATCATTTATTTTATAACAATAGAGTAGGTAAAAGAACAAAAAGATCAGGAAAACAAGAGTTAGAAATAACTAATGAAGAAGTACCTAATAAAAAAATAATAATGAATAAACTACATTCTGCAATAGGTCAGTATATGAATAATTTAAATTTTAAATGGTTTAATGAATGGGCTGGGTACTCTAATCTTAGATTTAACAAATATACAAAAACAAAAAAAATGGCCAAACATTGTGATCATATTCATAGTTTATTTGATGGCACAAGAAAAGGAGTACCTGTATTAAGTTGTCTAGGTATTTTAAATGATAATTATACTGGTGGAGAATTTATTATGTTTGACGATACTGAAATTAAATTAAAAAAAGGAGAATTGTTAATATTTCCTTCTAATTTTCTTTATCCACATAAAGTTGAACCCGTTACAAAAGGCACAAGATATTCTTACATATCTTGGGTCTATTAGATAAATAGAAGGTTTGAATTTAGTAATAATTTGATATAATACCCAATAGATAGGTTTTATATGTTACAAAAAATTGGATTCCAACCAGGTATTAATAAACAACTTTCCGAAACTGGCGCTGAAGGACAGTGGGTAGATTGTGATAATACTAGATTTAGGTATGGTGCACCTGAAAAAATTGGTGGCTGGAATCAATTAGGTAATACAAATCAAAATGAATTAACTGGTGCAGGACGTGGTCTACATCATTTTATTAATAGTTTATCTAGAAAATATGCAATTGTAGGAACAAACAGAATTTTATATGCTTTTTCTGGAGGTATATTTTATGACATACATCCTATTGAATCAACTACAACTCTTACAAATGCGTTTAGTACAACTAACGGATCACCGACCGTAACTATAACTTTTTCAACTGCTCATAATATGACTCCAGGAGATATTCTTCTTATGGATAATTTTACAGCAATTACAAATTCTAACTACAGTGCATCAGATTTTGATGACAAAAAATTCATGGTAACTACAACACCAACTAATACAACATTAACTATTACAATGTCTTCAAATGAGTCTGGATCAGGAGCAACTACTTCTGGCGGTATTAGAATACAAAAATATTATACAGTTGGTCCAGCTGTTCAAGCAAAAGGTTTTGGTTATGGACTAGGTTCTTGGGGTGGAGAAGATGGCTCCGCTAATACAACAACTTTAAATGGTGCACTTGGAGATAACTCAGCTGGAACTGGTGGATCAGGAACTTCTGTTACATTAACAAGCACTGCAAACTTTCCAAGTTCAGGTACAAATTTTATTTTAGTAGGCACAGAAGAAATATCTTATACAGGTATTTCTGGAAATGATTTAACAGGTATTACAAGAGCAGTTAGAGGAACAACTAGAGCAGCTCACAGCGATGGAGCAACTGTTACAAATACAAGTGAATATGTTGCATGGGGAGAAGCTGCATCAGGTGACTTAGTATTAGAACCTGGTATGTGGTCATTAGATAATTTTGGTGACAAAGCTATTTGTTTAATTCACGATGGTG